CACTTTGTATGTATATTAAAAATAAAGAGCTTTTTAATAATAATTTTTATGATCCTAAAATTATAGATTTACTATCAATAAATTATAATGATCAAAATCCATTATTAAGTAAATATAATAATTATTCAATTTATCCAATTGAATTACTGCTAAAAATAATTTATGAACAAGAAAATGTTTCAAATGTTTTAAATTTTTTAAATTCAGATGATTTTTACAAAATAATGAATTTAATGATGTATAATTATGAAGAAAGTTTTATTGATGAAATATTAGGATTATTAAAAGAAATTTATGATAAATATGAATTATTATACAAGGAAAATGTTAATCAAAAAAATAAAAAACGTATTTTTGAATTAATAAAAAACTATAAAAATTTTTTTATAAGAAATAAATATATGTTAAATGATTTTAATTATAAAGAGAAATACTTAAAGTACAAAACTAAGTATCTAAATTTACAATTATTATTAGGAGGTGGAGTTAAATCAGCAAAAGATTATTTTAATGATCAAATATTAAAGAATTAATAAATATAAACCTGTAGCGACTTTACTTTCAAAATCGGGATCGAGTATATTCCGTGAAAATTATAGATTTTATACACCAGAAGAAAAAAATAAATTACATGATATTTTATTAAGCGAGGGTATTAAATTATATGAATTATCTGAAAAAGATTCGCAGTTTATATTTTATTCAGAAAATTATTTATTAAGATTATGTAAATATTTAATATTGATTTAGATAAAGCTTTAAATATTTTGTCTGATAATCGTAGTATAAAAACTGATTATGAAATGTATTTTATTTATTGTGCATTTCATAATGAATATGATATTGACGAAATTATAAGATTAAATAAAGAAAATAAAATTGATATTGAATTATATGAAAGATTTATAAATGAATAAAAATATTTTATAATATGATTTACTTTTTTGGTTCAAGTATATTTTTTATTTATATTATTTGAATAAGTTTTTCTAAACAATTAAATTCATTTATTTTACTGTCTATGATTTTATCAATTTTAAAAATTTTACCATTGACAAATTCTCCTTCAAGAATTGTTCCATTATTATAATGGATGATACTATAACCGTTTGGTCTATTATCTAGAAATTTACCAGTATATATGGAACAAATAACATTATTGATTGTATATGAAAATTCTATACCCTCAACAATATCATTTTTTTCAAATTTTCCTTTTTGAATTGTAGTAAAGTTTGTTTTATTTTTTTCATTTATAAATGTTAGATATAAAAGTCCATTACCTTCTTTATAACCATTTGCCCAACTACCAGTATACAATAACTGTATTTGTGTATCATTATTAGTAATATAATTATGTGTTATCATGTATTTTGACCTACACCATGTGGCTTACCATTTTTAATATCACCATAATATACTAACTTATAGTCACTATCACCTTTTGATGAATTCAATATCCAATTACCAACACAATATTTATCATTATAATTAAAAATATAATTATAAACACCATTAAATGAAATAGAATTATTTTTAATTTTTCCTGTAAATTTGATATTATAATCATTTTCAGATATAGCAAAATCACAATTCTTACTGGATTTTACTAAAATTGTAATAATACTCAAAATAAATAATATAAAATAGAAATATTTCATACTTAATTTGAAGCTTTGATAAAGGCGATTATAATATGAAGGGAAAAGAACCAGTAATATGTAAAAAATTTAGAAGAATATTTAGAAATGCAGGTTATACAACATTTTTAGTAAATGAATTTAGAACATCAAAATTATGTAATTGTTGTAATGAAGAATTAGAATATTTTTTAGAAAGACCAAGCAAAAAACCAAAATTAATAAAAGAAGGAAAAACAGAAATATGTCATGGATTATTACGATGTAAGTCGGTTAAGCATAAAAGCAAAATATTCCATAACAGAGACAAGAATGCTGTTCAAAATATGTTAAATATCGTAAAATCTGTATTAAATACAGGAAAACGACCAGATATATTTTGTAGAGAAATACATTCTTAAATTCAATGGCGTTTCAAGACGTCTATTAATCAAATTTTTGCGTTTTTGTTTATTTTTTTCGTCGTTAATTCGGCGTTTTAAATGTGTAAAGGTGTAAAATAGTTTGTCATATTATTATATAATTAATTATAATTGGATTTCAATTTTTATAAAAAAGATCTAAAATCTTTTCTATAAAAATGTTAGTAAAAATTCTTAAGAATTTCTAACACATCGCTGCGTTTATTAAAATAAACCATAAATTCTTTAAATATATACAATATAAATATTTAGAATATTGATGATAAATAAACGAACAAATTGTAAAGTTTAATTTAAAGTTATTTAATCTTATTAGTATATATGTCATTTAAGGTGAAGAAAAAAGTAGAAAATAATAATCAAAATATTAAAGAATCACATACATTAGATAAAAAACATAAAGAAATAATTAAAAGTTTTCAAATTGATAAAGAGAAAATAAATAATTTTGAAGAAGAAATTGAATTAATCAATAATAAACTTTCTGAAATGGAAACATACAGAGAAAAATTTACAATAGATGATTTAAAAGAAAGAGCTAAATTATTAAATAAAAAAGATGACTTAAATAATATTAACAATGATTTAATAGAAAATTTTAATGAAATGGATTATTACGATAAAACTGGAGATTTAATAATTCAATATTATGAACTAAGAGACGATAATGGAAATCAAGTAAAAGAATCTAGAAATATAATGGAATTTCTTAGTAAAAAAAAAGAAAATAAACCAATAAATAGTGATATTAATAGAGCAGAATTATTTGAACAATACTATAAACGTATTGAAGGTGTAAGAATTAATTCAGATGATGGATCAAAAAGAATTAAATATTGTTTAGACTGTAATTTAGAAAAAATATTAGATTATGGTGTATCTGCATATGTTTGTCAATGTTGTGGGTGTGTTGAAGAAATAATTTTAGATGAAGATCGACAAATTAAAGATTATTCACCATATAGAAGAATTAATCATTTTAGAGAATGGTTAAATCAATTTCAGGCAAAACAGTCACCTGAGATTCCAGAAGAAATTTATAAAGATATTATAATAGAATTAAATAAAAATAGAATAAATGATTTATCAGAATTAAATAAAAAAAAGATGAAATCTATTTTAAAAAAATTAGGACATAATTCTTATTATGAACATATACATTATATTATTAATAAATTAAGTAATTTTCCTCCACCTAAGATTACTCGTGATATGGAAAAAATATTTATTAAAATGTTCACTAAAATTGAAGTTCCATGGGAATTGTATAAACAACCAAACAGAAAAAATTTTTTATCATATTCATATGTATTATATAAATTTTGTGAGTTACTTGAACTAGATCATCTATTAGATTGTTTTACATTGCATAAAGATCCTAATAAATTAATGGAAAATGATGAAATATGGAGGAAGATATGCGCTTATTTGAATTGGGAATTTATTAATTCATTTAAATAGTTTTACCACACATAATTCCTATAAAAAATCTTTTTTCATTAAAAGGTGGTTCTGAATGTATTCCTGCAATTGTTGTATTATTTACGGGAGCATCTGTTAAAAATATAGTCCCTTGATTATTTTGTGGTTGAATAATTTTACAGTCCTTTAATTTTTTAGCAAGTATTTTTCTATATTTATCGTGAGCTTTCTCATTATACTGACCATTACTATTTTTTTTATATTCCTTTATTAACAAATCTTCAATTGTAAAATAAATTTTACGTGATTTAGAATCTTTATCATCAATAAATAATGTTGATGGACCTTTTAATACAGTAACAAATTTTGAATTATTAGGATAACCATCTGTATGCCACCGTGGCATGTTAAATTCATTATTTGGCAATGATGTATTAATATCCAATACAATATATTCATTATCATATCCATTAGTTACTTTATCTAGTAATTTATAAATAATATTTTTTATTACTTTAATATCTTTTTCATTATTATTACCAATGGATTCAATAAATTTTAATATATCAATTTTATCTTTATTTTTC